CTGCCGAGTCCCGGAAGGGAAGCTCATCGGGCAGAAGGTAAAGCTCAGCGCGAAACAGAGACGATGGCTGAAGCGCATCTACGACACCCCCACACGGACCTTCATCCTGAGCATGGGGCGGAAGAACGCGAAGACTACGTTCTCCGGCTTCTTGCTCTTGCTGCATCTGTGCGGCCCTGAGGCGGTACCGAACGGGCAGTTGTTCAGCGCAGCGCAGTCGCGGGAGCAGGCCTCCATCCTGTTCAACCTGTCTGCGAAGATCGTGCGCATGTCGCCAGACCTCAGTGAGACGGTGTCCATCCGCGACACGGCGAAGCAGCTTTTCTGCCCGGACCTCGGTACGCTCTACCGGGCGTTAAGCGCCGAGGCGTCTACAGCCTATGGCCTATCCCCTACCTTTACCGTCCACGACGAGCTAGGGCAGGTTAAGGGGCCTCGCAGCGACCTCTACGACGCCTTGGAGTCTGCCAGTGCTGCCCACGACAACCCCTTGTCGGTGGTTATCAGCACGCAGGCCCCAACGGACGCCGACTTGCTTTCCGTGCTGATTGACGATGCGTTAACTGGCGCGGACCCGATGGTGAAGGTGGAGCTTTACACCACTCCCGTTGATGACGACCCCTTCACCGAGGAAAGCATCCGGAAGGCGAACCCACACTACGACGAGTTCATGAACCGTGCGGAGGTGCGCAGGCAGGCGGACAAGGCGAAGCGCATACCGTCCAACGAAGCGTCGTACCGGAACCTGATCCTGAATCAACGTGTGGAGGCCCGGTCTCCGTTCGTGGTGCGCTCCGTCTGGATGGAGAACGGTGGTGAGCCATGCGAACCTGAAACCCTTGGTATCTATGCAGGCCTCGACCTTTCGAGCGTCTCCGACCTGACCGCTCTGGTGGGCGTCAGCGAACTGGGCGACGTGTACCCGACCTTCTGGTTGCCAGAAGAGGGGCTGGCAGAAAAATCCAAGGCCGACCGGGTGCCCTATGACACGTGGGCAGAACAGGGGTTCTTGGAAACAACGCCAGGACGGTCCATCGAGTACGCCTTCGTCGCGAAGCACCTACGCAACTTCTTCGACACCTACAACGTGAAGCAAGTGGCGTTCGACCGCTACAACATGAAGTTCCTTCGGCCGTGGCTGATTGAGGAGAACTTCACGGAAGAGGAGCTTGAACGGTTCGTAGAATTCGGTCAGGGGTTTGTCAGCATGTCCCCAGCGATTCGCGAACTGGAAAGCAAGCTTCTATCCAAGAAGTTGCGACACGGTAATCACCCGGTTCTGGCAATGTGCGCAGCGAATGCAGTGGTGGTGAATGATCCGGCGGGTAATCGGAAGTTCACCAAGCAAAAAGCCACGGGTAGAATTGACGGAATGGTAGCCCTTGCGATGGCAGTCGGCGTCATGCCGAATGAAGTTGAAGAGGGTGATTTCGATGACTTTCTAATGAACCCGGTAATGGCCCGATGAACTTATTCTCTTATCTCGGAAATTGGGTGATGGGCGGCTTGCGCAGGCTCATCGGCACCCAGTATTCAACCCCGTCGTACGGGGAAGAAGCGGCTTCGCCCGTGACGTTCGACTCTGCGATGCAGTTGTCGGCGGTGTGGGCGTGCGTCAAACTACTGGCAGAAACGGTTTCTTCACTCCCGCTTTCGGTCTACAAAATCGGGGCAAACGGTCGGAAAATCGCTGAATCTCATGCACTTTCCATCCTTTTCAGCGGGAAAGTGAATAAATACCAAACGAAAGTCGAGTTCTTTGAGACGGTCATCCTAAATCTGATCATGCACGGGAACGCATACTGTGTGATCCAGCGCATCGGGGACCGAATCATTGGCTTGCTGCCGATCATGTCCGCGCAGGTCACCACGGTGCTCCTCAACGATGGCACCGTGACGCACCAGTACACCCATGACGCAGGGGTCACGGTGTATGCCGACGAGAATATCTGGCACCTGAAGCTCATGGGGAACGGGGTGATCGGCCTGAGCCCCCTTGCGTACCAACGGAACACGCTGGGCATCGCGCAGGCGGCAGAAAGTGCAGTCACCAAGATCTACAAGAACGGCGCGAAGCCTAGTGGCGTCCTGTCCATCGACCGTATCCTCACCAAAGAACAGCGCCAGCAAGTGCGCGACAGCTTTACGACCCTGACGGTCAGCACGGATGACCGCTTGATGGTGTTGGAGGCTGGCATGAAGTTCCAGGCGATCAGCCTGTCACCCCAGGACATCGAGTTGCTCAACTCCAGGAAGTTCCAGATCAGCGAGATCTGCCGATGGTATGGCGTGCCGAGCGTGATGGTCAACGACAATAACGGAACGTCGACGTGGGGCAGTGGCATCGCGCAGATCATGGAAGGATTCTACAAGATCACGCTCCGGCCCTTGCTGGAGAAGATCGAATCCAGCATCCATGCGAACTTGCTTTCCCCAACGGAACAGCAGCGCATGGAGGTTGAATTTGATTTTGACGCCTTGCTCCGTGGGGATTCCAAGACCCGGTATGAGGGTTATCAGAAGGCCATTTCTGGCGGCGTGCTTACCCCGAATGAAGCCCGTATGAAGGAGAACCTTGCCCCGATGGAAGGTGGTGATAAACTGTTCATTCAAGGGGCGATGATGCCGATTGATAAAATTGGGCAAACCCCCGCTCCAGCGCCAGCCCCAGCGCCAGCACCGGACCCAGCAAACGAACCAAACGGGAACCAAGAATGAAGACCAAATTTCTAGCACTCGGTGCCCTGGACCTGAAGATGTCCGAAGAGGACGATGGCGTCATGTCCTTTGAAGGGTACGCCTCCGTCTTTGGTGGCGTGGACGCATACGGCGACACCATCGATCCCAAGGCATACGACAAGACCATCCAACTGAAGAAGCGTGACCGTCCCATCCGGATGCGCTGGAACCACTACGGCCCGGTCATCGGCAAGTGGACCGAAATCCGCACCGACGAGAAGGGCCTGTTCGTCAAGGGCGTGCTGACCCCCGGTCACAGTGTTGCGACCGACGTGTATGCCAGCCTGAAGCACGGCGCGATTGACGGTATGTCCATCGGGTACATGCCGAAGAAGATCGAAGTGCTGGAGGAAGGCAAACGCCTCCTGAAAGAGATTGAACTTGTCGAGATCAGCGTGGTGGAAGAACCTGCAGATCTGGGCGCAAAAATCAACGACGTGAAGAACGCCTTGGATGCGTGCTCCACGTTGAAAGAAGTCGAATCCATCCTGAGAGAGTCAGGCGGGTTTTCGAAGACCGATGCGGTGTCCCTCGTGGCCCGGATCAAGACGCTGGCGCGTGGTGAGCATGACGCTGAGCAACGGCAGAAGGAAGAGATCGCTAGAATGTTCGGCGTCTCGTTGTAATCACCAAACCAAGGAACCATCATGGAACTGAAAGAAATCATTGAAGCGGGTCTGACCGCTCAATCCGTCAAGCTGGATGCAGCTATCGCCAAGTTCGAAGGCCAGTTGGCTCAGAAGGGCACCGTCGACACCGAGGTCAAAGCCGAAGTGAAAACCCTGTCCGAAGAGTTCAAGCTCCTGTCGGCACAGATGACCGCACTGGCACAGAAGAGCGCCGATGGCTTCAAGGCGGCAGAAGCCCCCCTGTCCGCTGCCGAAGAGTTCGTCAAGTCCCCGCAGTACCAACTCCTCCTGAAAGGCGAGTCTTCCAAGGCACGTCTGGAAGTGAAGAACACGGTCACCGCGAACAACACGACCACGTTCCCTCTGCAGCGTCCGGGCATGATCCCCGGCAACTTCGCACCGTTGACCATCCGTCAAGTCCTGTCGTCCATCCCGGTGTCCACCAACATGGTGAACAGCTTGCGTGAACTGGCCTGGACCAACAGTGCGGCCGAAGTGTCCCAAGGTGCGGCGAAGAACCAATCGGACATCACGTTCGAGCAGTACAACGTCCCGATCACCACGGTGGCTCACTGGATCAAGATCTCGAACCAGCTTCTGGCCGATGCACCAGCCGTGGTCGCGTACATCGAGACCCGTCTCCGTGATGGCCTTGCCCAACGCATCGACGCACAGTTGCTGAACGGCAATGGCACCAGCCCGAACCTGTCCGGCCTGACTGACAGTGGCAACTTCACCGCATACACGGCATCTTCGGATGACTTGCTGGTGGACGCGATCAACCGTGCCAAGTACGCTCTCTGGGCGATCGGCAACGCACCCGACACCGTGATCGTGAACCCGGCTGACTGGGGCACCATGGAACGGACTCGCGAATACAACGGCGGCGTCGCAGGTTCTTACCTGTACGGGATGCCCGGTGTTGCAGCAGGCGTGAACCCCTTCGG